TCTGGTCGGCGGCGGTCCGCGCGGCAGCGATGCGCGCAGCCTCGGCCAGTGCCTGGCGTATCGCCTCCTGCCCACGCATCTGCTGGGCCTGCAAGCTGTCTCGCCCGATGCCCAGTTCGCGGATCTTCGCCTCGACCGCTGCATTCGCCTGACGCGCCTCTTCGGCACGGACTTCGGCAGACTGCTCGCCATAAGCAAGCTTCAGGCGCGCCAGCTCTACTTCCTCGCGTCCCGCCGCCAGCAGATCGCGGGCGTCCTGAAACCCCTTGCCCGGGTCGCTCGGCTTGGCGACATCGACAACGGTCGGGCCACCCATCCGGGTGTTTTCGGTGCCTGTGGCGCGGGCGAGGTCAATGGCCTGACGCTGCGCTTGTGCCTGCGCCGCGACGATCCGCTCAATCGCGCTTTCGGTCGCAATCAGGGAATCGTAATAGGTCAACTGGGCGGCGTTCATCTGGTCGATTCCGCCAGCCGCGGCGACCAACTGCTGCTCCAGCCGACGGACCACTTCAAGCTGGGAGGACGGGCCCTCTGCTGTCTGAAGTGCTTTCAGTTCGCGCTGGAATGCGGCAACCGGGGCTGAAGCAACCTTGGAGGGTCTATCGCGGCGATAGGCATCAACGCCCAGCAGATCGGCGATTTCTTGCGAGCCGGTGTTGAAATAATCACCGGAAAGTTCACCCCTCAGCGATTGAAAGGTCTGCCGCAAATCCAGCAAAGACCGGGTCTGCGCCAACGCGGTCAGATTGCGCTGCATCTCGACCAGCACCGGGTTGATCGCGCCGAAGTCGGAAACGATATCTGCTGCGGTGCGCTTCGACTGGCTCCCGAACTCCCGAACAGAGCCGGTCATGTCGGTGACCGCGTCTTCAGCCGACTTCGCCTCGGAACCCATCGACATCAGCGACTGCACCGCGAATGCGCCAAGTGCAATCGCCCCCATGGTGACCAGGGACATCGGGCTGACCATGCCCATCAGCGCAGACCGGATCGCGGGGCCAAGGGCCTGCCCTTCCTTGCGCATCATCCCGAAGACCTGGCTGACCTGAGTGCCCTGCTGGATCGCCAGCATCATCGGGTTCTGGCCAGCAGCCATCATCATGAAGATGTCGTTCGCCTGGAAACCGAGGTTGGCCAGATGGGAATTTGCAGCTTGAGCCGATTGCCCGAGCTGCCGCAGCCCCGGCGCCATGGCTTGCGCCGCCCGCTCCCGGGCCTGGGATGCACCAATCGCGGAGAGTGCCCCCATACGCTCGGCTTCGGCGATGTCGCGCAGCTCCATCTCATAGCGCTGAGAGGCAGCAAAGAGCGGATCATATTTGGCCCGCACCTGATCGAGGACGGACTGATAGAGCCGGGCCTCGTCGGTCGCTTGCCGGAAATCCGCCGCGATTTCGTCGATCCCGAGCGAGGCATCGCCAAGAGCGGCAAGCGTGCCCAGAAACGTCGAAGGGCCGATCCGCGACATGGAGGCGCCCAGCTTGCCGACCACCGCGTCAAGGGACTGCGTGGCTGTGACCGCGCGCAGAAAGTCGCGTGTCGTCGCCTCACTGGCCTCTCCGGCGGCGGTGATGCCTGCGCCGCCGGTCCTCGCAACCTGACCGGCCTTGGCCACGGCAGCGCCAAGCTGATCCGTCTCGCCGCGCAGCCCGGCAATGGCAGAGCGCGCCCGACCGGTATCGGCCTCAAACAGCATGCTGACGCGCAGGTTACCGGCCACGGGCGTTAAGCTCCTCTATTGCCCCGGATTCGATGTCGCGAACCTCGGCCCACAGGCCGGGGGTCATCTCGATGCCCGCCAGATCAAGCCCGGCGCGGGCGGCGGTGTAGTCGAGGCCGAGCCACAAGAGCCGGGTCGCCTCGAGGCTGGAGAGCGCCTGCGTCCGCCACTGGCCCGACACCGCGCACCAGGCGGTCCATGCGGGCAGATGGTCGGCCCAGAGACCCTCGTCTTCCGCCGCCTCTTCCAGTTGCAGCACGAGCCTCATCCGGGCGGCGTCCTCCTTGGCGCGGGAAAGGTCGCGGCTTCCGCCACGGTCGCCGCGCGCCCAGACCCGCCCGGCGGCGGTCAGTTTCCCCGCTTGGCGCCCATGAGTTGGGCCTGATAGGTGTCGATCACCGCGCGGCGGACAAAGAGATCGCTCAGCACCATGGTCATCGCCTCGGGGCTGAAGATCAGCGGCACCTCTTCACCGTCGCGGTCATCGGTCAGCCCATCCCAGCCGATCAGCACAGCTTTCAAAAAGGCATCCTGCCCGGCCGTGTCCAACAACTTGTGTTCGGCGATCTCAGGCACCGACAGAGCCCGAAACGTCGCCGTGAAGCTCTGGGTTTCGACGGCACCGTCATCAGCCGGGAAATCGACGGTGACCTTGGCTTTGAACTGGCGGTTTTTGACGATCTTCATGGTGCGGACTCCGGTCAGGTAAAGGCGATGGTGAACTGGTCGTTGCCCGAGGTGGGCACGGGCACGAACTTCAGCGGCCATTCGGTGATGCCGTCCTGTTCGGCCAGCCCGGTGGGGCGCTGCACCTGTGCGGCAGGAACCGACAACGTGCAGATCTTGCCCGCCCCGGTGCCGTGGATCAGGCTGATGGCCTGCGCGGTACCGGCAGCGGCAAGGCTGAACGGGTTGTAGGTCGCCAGCGGCACCGCCTCGATCTGCATGTCGATCATCTCGCTGCGATCGGTGATCAGGATGCTTTCCGACCGGACCAGCATGCGCGGCGTCACCTTGTTGCCGGCATCCAGGGAGAAGGACCGCAGGACAGCGGCCACGGCGCCGATGGTAAAGGTCGGCGTATTGGCGCTGCTCGCCACCTGGGGCATCTGGGTCAGCTGGGTGCCGTAGGTCGCCGTCGGCATGGCCAGCGCAGCGGGCTGGGTGAAGAGCCCGGTGAACTCGAACTCCAGATAGACCACGCCCTGGGCGGACATGACGTATTTGAAGGTGCCGCGGGCGCCTTTGAACAGATAGTTCGTGCCGTCATTCACGAAGTAGATCGTGCAGCTTTCATGGGCCGACGAGACCGGGTTGTAGGTGACCGACGTCGCTGCGACGATGGTTTCGGCCATGGCGCAGGACCGCAGCAGCACCCCGATGGCCGGGACGGTGCCCGCTGTGCCGGAGCCTTTGACCTCGACCTTGAAGCTGATCTTGGCATGCAACCCCGCCGCGATGGTGGGACGGGCGCCCATATAGGGCCGCTCGAACCCGCGGGTGACGTCCTGCCCCTCCATCGGCATGACGCGCACGTCCTCCGCCAGAATGGCATTGGCGGCGCCGGTGGGCGTCGGGTCGGTCCCGTAGACCGTTTCGATCTTGGCCAGCAGGGCCTGCAAGCGCCAGAAACTCGGCATTTACGCCTCCTTTGCAGGGGCTTTGACCGCCCCTTTGACAGTGGGTTTCACGGGCTCGTCGGAGGCCGCATCGGGTGCCGGGGCAGCGGCGGACTGCAGCTGCCCATCCGGCTGGCGGATGTAGCTGCCGCCCGCCTGGGGCAGCGGGTGGGTGGTCATGGCGAAATCCTCAGTTGGTCAGGCAGGCTGAAATCCAGTTCGTAGATCGCCACGCCGCGCGCAAAACTGGCGAGAACGACTCGCTGCAAGGCGAAGACCCCGGAAGTATTGGCTGGGGTCCATCCGCAGATCGCGGCGGCAAGCTGATCGATCAGGCCGCCGGCCTCGTCGAGAACTTGCGCGCCGTTTGGATCATGAGTGCGCAGTGACAGGATCAAGGCGAATTGCCGCTCGATCATCTGACGATAGGCCGAGGCCGCCGTGGCAGCTCTGGGTGCGCCCGCGATTCCGATCGGAAGAACGTGGACGCAGGGTGTCAGGGTCGGCACGCTGTCCGCTTTCATCAGCGCCGCCAGAGCGGCCGCACCATAGACCCGGCCCTGCAGTGCCGGAACCGCCTCGGAGACCCGGGTGATGATTGCCGGGATCATTGGAGTCTTTCCAGCAGGCTGGGGAAGTGGATCGCAGCAAGATTGTGGATGTCGGTCTCTTCATCGCGCGAGATGCCGAGATAGGGACGCGCCGGAATGTCGCCCCAGGGCGAGAGGACAGTCATCTGCCGTCCACGCTTGTCCTCGCCGATCCAGATGCCCAGCGATCCGACGGCAGCGCCCATCTGGTGGACGGCTGCGTAAGGCACATTCGTGCCGACCAGGACGTGATCCGGGGCGGCCCAGGCATTGATGCTGGTCCGCAAAATACCTGACAGGACCAATGTGCGGCCACCATCCTCGGTCGCGCGCTTGCTGGGGACCCACGGGGTGCCGTCCGGGCTGACATTGGTCGAACCGATACGCTGAACCGCACCGTTCACCAGCACCCGTCCAACCGCATCCATGAAAGTGGTCATGTCGGTCAGGCCCGTGACCAGCGCGCCGAGGCCAGCCTGAAGCGCCGCGTCTTCCAGTCCGACGGTGAAGATCACGCCGCTCATCAGAACCCCCGCAGCGAGTCGCGGGTCAACTGCCGGTCGGCGCCATCCGTCATGGCCACACCGGGCGTGGTGATCTCCGGCGCCAGCGCCCCGCCATCACCCAGGGCGGCATCGCCACGCGACACCGATTTCAGGAAGGCGATGGCATCATCGCGCAGGCTTTTGCGCGCCTCCATGCTGTGGCCGATGTTCACATAAAGCCGGTGCAGGGCGAGGTCGCGGCAGATGGTCTTCAGAATGCGCGGAGGATCGGCCTGGATGCGGGCAAGGTCGGTCACAGCCTTGGCGATGTAGCTGTCGATCTCTGCCGAGGCGTCATCCAGGGCTGATTGAATGCGCACATCATCGACCGCGCCAAGCCCGTCGTCGAGATCGGTCAGCGCAACCAGGTCTCGACGGGGAATGCTGGCAGTGAACTCGGCGATGGTGGCGTAGGACATATCGGCCTCTGGTTCGGTTTGGTGGGGGGCCATCCTCCCCCCTGGCTGCCGGGTCCAGGGCGCGGGTTCGCCCCTGGCTTGGCACGATCGGGGCTGCGGCAGCTTCCCCTGGTATCTGGTTGCGGGAGCAGGACTTGAACCTGCGGCCTCCGGATTATGAGTCCGGCGCTCTGCCGACTGAGCTACCCCGCCGGAATTCAGGCTTCGGGCACGGCGATGCTGAAGCGGGGATCACCACGCAGGATTGCAATGTCGTCGTCCGTCAACTCGCCTGCGGGCACCTCGGTCGGGCCGGACGGCCAGCGACGGCCCAGCCGACGGCGGCCACCTTCGGCCAGACAGGTCACGACAATCCGCGCCTCACCGGGGCCACCAGCGCCGGTGGCACCATCGGCCGGATCGACGTTTCCCAGGGCATCCTTGTCGGCGGGGAGGATCGTCTCCTCCCCGCCCTGCGCCGCCGCTTGACCTTCGGTCGGCGCTTCCGGAGGGGCGGCCGGTATTCCGGCGGCATTTTCCCCCTCGGTATTCTGGTGGGCCAGATTCTGATGGGCCAGTGTCGTGGTCGCCTTTCGGGCCATGGTCATTCTCCTGTCGGCTTATCGTCGGGGGCGGGCCTGCCGCCCCCTCGGGAAACCGACCGCAGGGCGGTCAGGTCAGAGGGTCAGGCGGGTTTCGACATGCAGATCAGCGGTGTTGCGCCACTTGTTGGTGGCGCCGTTCGCGTCACGTTCGTTCAGCAGGATGTCGCGGGCGGCTCCCTCGAGCGACGGCGGCACGACCAGCAGCTTCGGCTTCAGGTTCAGCTTGCGACCGCGGTGACCGCGCATCGACATCATCGCCGCCCGGGCCAGCGCATAGTTCGCCGCGTTCAGCGTCTGCCGCGAGGCAAAGACCAGTTGCCAGGCGCCGAAGCCAGCCGCGCAACGCCGCTTGGCACCCCAGACATATTCATCCTGGTTGAAGACGTTGTCGTCGGTCAGGTTGGTCTTGGGCGTGATCCGGGCCTTCTCGCGGTCCTGGAAGATCATCGGCTTGATCGGGCGGCTGTCGTCGATCAGATACCAGGCCGCGCCCGATCCACCCTGGAAGTTCGACACCGACACCTCGGCACCCGCTTCGTTCTCGACCGGGTGATCGGTGTCGAAAAAGAACTGGCCGTCGTAATGGGTGGTGGTGAAGCCCTTTTCCAGATGCTCCCAGACCAGATCGTCGGGCAGTTCGGCAGCCACCTGCCCCATGTCGGAGACGATGGGCGTGTAGATGCCATATTGATCGTCGGCCACATCATCGACCGGAACCGCGACGGTCTTTTCAAACTTGCGGTTGGTGATGACGAAACCGTCGGTTTCCAGCCGCTCGACATAGCGCTCGCCGAT